TTGATTATTATTTGACCAGAACCAGGATATGCATCTGTAGAGTCAACATATATGTTTGTATCATTTGCGGTAACATCTTTGACAAGACCTGTAAGGTATATCGCAGATGAGTTAAATGCCTGTCTTGCTCTAGTCTTACGTTTAAGATTTACAAGTTTTGTGAATATGATGTTTGGAACGGAGGTATATCCTTCACCTGGATCAGTGATATTAATACCTGTGATAGCACCCTGTGATATAGTTGCCTCTGCTTTTGCACCTATACCTCCACCACCAGATATAAGAATATAAGGTTCTTCTTGATAAAACTCACCTGGATTTACAATATTGACAGATGTAACTTTACCTAGAGTATCAATCTCAGCAGCACCCTGTGCACCTTGTCCACCACCACCTTCAAAGATGAGTGTTGGAGGAGTTGCATAACTTCTACCTTGATTGAGTAGAGATAGACCAGTAACAGTTTGAACTGTAGGAGTTCCTAATGCACCAGATCCTTCTCCACCAAGAATCTTTGCTTTTGCAGGACCGAAATAGTTATCACCCTTTACAGTCATCTTAACATAAGAGACTGATCCGTTAGGATTTAAAACAACATCACCTGTTGCTAGTGATGGGAATATAGCAGGTTGTGCAGGAACTGTATTACCTTCAAATATAGGTTCACTATAATACTTTGGACCAATGGCATAAGGATATACAGGATTACCACTACCATCCTCAGTCATAAAGTATGCATAAGTTCCATTAGGATACTCTGGCGTTACTCCAAACTTACCATTATATTCATCTAAAGTTCCTACACTAGAATCATAAATGTAATCTGATGTGAGGTCTCCAAGAATATAACCATCGTTAACAAGTCTTAGACCAAAACCTGAGGCAATATATCCGAAAAGATATAGGACGCTAGGTGCATCTACAGGAACTGTAAATGTAACCTGTCTGGTTGTTGCTCCATTAAATAAACTCAGATATTGTTGATATGTAACTGTGCTGCCATTGATCTGATATGATATGCCTTGACCCGAATACAAGACTGATTCTAAACCAATAACTACTGGATTATTTGAATGCCAACCATCTGTTTGCGTAGAAATAAGTATATGATTCGACCCTGTATTACTTGCGTCGTCTTGGTTGAATATATACGTTCTTCCTCTTTTCAGATTTAAAAACTCAGGTGATGATCCATTGAATGCAAACTCACCATTAGCAACAGTAACTGTAAAAGTTTCTGTACCTGCAGTGTTTACAATCGGTCTAGCACCTTGTAACTCAGCAGTAGTTCTTAATCTATAACTAGAAGTTTCCCTTGCTGCTGTGCCAGAAGAATTATATCCCCATGGTCCGTATATTGGATATCCATCAAAGGACATCCCAATAATCTTGGAGTGACCATCTGTATGTCTAGAATAATCTAATGTTCCTGCTGCTGCAGTACCATAAAAATCCTCGACATAGTATGTATTCATATTCTCTTCTTCTTCTTCCTCTTCTGTTGAGGTATCAAGAATCATGTAACCCTCATCACCTGTATATCCTGACATATAACGATGAACAGCACAATAGTAATATATTTTCTGTGTTTCATCTGCATTCATTATGAATAACGGTTGCATCTCATTTTCATAATCTGCAGCATGAGCAGCAGAGGAACCTGTACTATTGTAATATAATGTTCCACCATTTAACGTACCATCTTGAGTTGTGGAGAACCGCATAGGGTGTGGTGCATTACCTTGTGAGTTTGAAGGATCTGACTGATCCCATATTATGAGATAGTTTTTCTGAACTTTGACATTTTCTGGAGCAAGGTAGTACTGACCTGGCGTAAAGTTACCAAACTCATGTGCATCAGTACCAAAATCGATATAAAACAAACCATTAGGGAAAGTGACAGGATCACTTGCCACTCGAAACTTAAATCCATTTGAACCTAAACATAAATCGGCAGTCTGGAAAGGTCCTCCAGTTACTTGCCTTAAGTATATTCTAGTTATAACGTTTAAATTATTTCTTACAATCTTTGATATAATACCACGAGCATTTCCTGCCACCTCATCAACTATTCTTCCAACTTCAACATTACCCAAACTCTCGTCTATAGAGTCAACAGGCAACATAATATTATCAAACTCTACCTTTATTTTCCATACAAACTGTTCTTGGAGTCCCCACTGGAATACACCATTTGGTAGTTTAAACTCATCGATTGTTTTACTAGTTTGATAATAATATATTTGGTTATCTATTATCGCGTCATATAAATTTGTATTCTTTACATAATCATATTTTACAGTGTCAATCGGTAAGTTTGTAGGTGCATTACCTGCTGTACCCCAATCTGGAGTATGCAATAGACCACCATTTGCTAATATACCAACTGCTTTATTTGGTTGAAACTCTCTAGTTCCTGGATTTGGAACATCTTTACCACCACGAAAAACAAATGTTTGATTGAAAGTTCTATCAAGAACTGTAGTTGATCCTCCTGGTTGATATTCAGTTGGAAATATTTGAGATGGTTTAGGGTGATTATCAGATACTATTGTTAATCTATCAGTCTTTACTGTACCAGATGTAGCAAAGGTTCCTGTTGTTGGTGAGTTAGGATGACCTTGCCATATTCTATTAAAATCAAATGAATCTACTACGTTTGGTGTTTCTTGCTCAGGAATGATCTGCAAACGTAATGGATCATATCCTCTTCCTCTGTTTAAAACTCTTACATGGATTATCTGTCCTCCACTCGATATGATTGGATATAATAATGCCTCTACATCAGGTGTACCACATCCAGTCACAGTAAGTCTAGGTGGATCAGATTGATTGTAACCTGATCCCCCATTTAATACTTTTACAGCACGAACTCCAAATACTTCATCAAAGATTGGTTCAATGACTGCGCCTGATCCTGGAACGTCTCTTGCCATTTAGTTATGATACTACGTTGATAGTTCCTTGCATTGCAGCATGGAGTGTACACTGATAATAAAGAGTTGATGGAGCATCAAAAGGTACAGTCCAATATAAGATTGAACTTATACTACCAGTTTGTCCTGTAGTATATGGTGTGCCAGATAAACCCTGTGTTGATTGAATTCTAAATGGGTGTCCACCCCCTTCAACACTATTGTCAAATGCATAAGTAAATCCTCTATGCACATATAATGTTGGGTCACGGTTTTCCCCTGCAGGGAGACCTGGTCCACTGATTAGGAAGTCATTACTAGCATTCTCTACAGGTGCACCTATCTCATACCATATGATTGGTCCAGTTGTAGGAGTAGGAATCCACTCAGATCCTGACCAATACAACATATCACCTTGAGTTAGACCTGATGTATTTGTATCAGTTAGAGCAGCAAGTGTTGTTGTCAAAGTTCCAGAGAAGTTCACTGTTACAGTGTCTCCAGAAACTGCAGTAGTAATATTGGTACCACCTGCAATAGTCAGTGTATCTGTTTGACTGTTAGCAGTTGTAGATCCTGTGTCACCTGCAACCGATGCGAATACGTTTATACTACCAATACCTGCAGCATCATCAGCAGGTAACCATTTGCTACTACTAGAGTTCCATTTTAAAACTTGATCATTAGTAGGAGGTGTTGAAGTCGTATCAACATCAGATAGCATGTTAACACTAGATCTTTCAGTCAATAGTTTTACTTGAGAGTTACCTACACCACCTGCAGTGATATTCATATTTACATATGGATTATCATCCCCACTGACTGTAAAGAAGTAACCTCTATAAGTTCCAACTGCAGGTGCTCCTGCTAGTGTACTATATTCATTGTCATATGTTATTGATGTTGGAAATATAATTGTCCCACTTTCTGCAGCGTTTGGTGCTGCCTTTGTACCTTTGAATATTGATGTTACGCCACCTGCTGATAATGTTAAATCTCCTGATCCATTTGTTGCTACCGCTATATTACCGTTACTTGAAGAAACTATAGAGTTTCCATTTACATCTAATGCTGCAGTCAGGTTAGTGTAATCCGATGGTAAAAAGTTGGCACCGTTATATCTTAATACTTGCCCTACAGCAGGGTTTGTGGTATCGACAGTAAGTGTCGTACCATTTCCTAGGGCAGAATATATTTCATTAAAGTTGTCATTGACCTTATCGCCTCCGACTCTCAGGGTATCACCTGTGTTGTCGTTAGCAGCAGATCCAAGACCTATCGTTTGCTTGGCCATCGCTGATACAATTTTTAGTTATTTATGGGGTTTCGGGGTCTACCAACTCCTCTCCGTAAGTTGATATGTCTGGAGCAGTCCAGTCATCAGGTACGGTAGTTTCAACATTGATAGCAGGATTTTTATATCCAGTGCCACTTGCACTGAGTTCAACACCTGCAACACCAACTAGTGCACGGATGTTTCCATCAAATCCTGAGATGG